GGCCGCGCTGGTGCAGGGATGGGCGGATTATCAATTCGCTGTAACCCTAAAGCGCGGCACGGATCGCGTTGCCCCGCTGGCGATCGATTGGGATGGCTTGATCGAGCTTTTCCCGAACACGGCAACCTATAATCGCATCAAGCAGTGGCTGGCCGACAATGGCGGGGGCGGCAATGCCTTTGTGCCGCTGACCGGCCTGCGCGGCGATTACTCGGCCTATCCCGGCTTTCGGATTTGGCCTATCGGGACAAAGACCGGCCAAGTCGCCGCGCAAGTGCAGGATCGCGGCGGGCAGACCTATCGCGCCTTTGAGCGCGCAGCAGGAACCACAAACCTCGCCGTGATCGAAGGCCCGACCAAGATGGCCTGCGCGATCTACCTCGGGCAATCGACGGCAGGCAAGGCGGGCGACGACATATCGCTCGATCAAAAGGGGCACTTCCCTGCGACTGCCATCAGCTTTGCCACCGCGAACCAGATCCACGGCAGCAACAGCACCAACGTGCCAGCATGGGTCAATCAAACGGAGCTGGCACCGCTCCGGAACCTCAATTCGGATGGCCAATTTCCGATGGTCGCCACAGAGTTTGCCCTCGCCCAGTTCCGCTGCGACCATGGCATCGCGCAGCAGGGCGACTTCGCCTTCACATCGTGGAAGGGCAGCACATCGCTGACTGCGATGGATAAGACCGGATCCACCAATCGACCAGAGGACAAAATCCAGATCACTGGGCAGGCCAAAGCGGGTGCGATAGTTGACCAGATCGAGCCGGAAGCCGCTGGCCGTGCCGCCGCCGAGCAAGGGCAGCGCGCCAGCAACCACGGGCGCGCTCGATCCGCTGGAGCCGTTGTTCAAAAAGGGGTTGGTGCGCTGCCGCGTATTGAAATCGCCGCCGGTATAGGCCGCGATCGAGCCAGAGCCCAAAACCTGATCCCAGACATTGGCGCTGCCCGCGCCGCCGATCAGCTGATAGGTGCCGAACATATTGGCGAGCCCCCAGCCGCCGCGCCCTTCGCCAAATTCGCGGGTTTCGCCCGCCTTGTCGCCCAGCGTGGTTTCGAGGGTGCCGTAAAAGGTGACGTTGATGTTCCACGCGGCCAGCAGGGTTTTGAGGTAGCGCGGGAAATAGCTGGCGCTGTGGCTGTCTCCGAAAAGGCCCACCTTGATGTTGACCGGCGCGGACAAGGGCACCTGCCGCACGTTGACGGCCAGCACCCGCGAGATGATGGCATGGGCGGCGGCCTGCGCCCGCATGGTGAGCGCGAGGCTTTGGCCCGCCAGTTCCGCCGGATCGAGCCAGATCACCCCATCGGCGCGGGCGGTGTCAAAATAGGGCTGGCCGGATTGCGGCACGGCATCCTTGGGCGTGTTGCCGCTATCGGCATCCAGCGTGGGGATGGTGGCGATTTCCGCCGTGGCCTCCATCGTGCGATCCGCCAGACCATTGGCAGCAAACAGCGGCAGGGGCCGATCCGAGGTGAGCCAAAGCTCGTTCGCCATCAGCGGAGCGGCATCGGCCGGCGCGGGGAAATCGCCGGTGGTGATCCAGAGCGCGAGCGAATTGCCGCGCCAGAACTGCGCGCCCACCACCCAGACGCGGGCGGCATTGGCGCTGTTGTTGGATCCAACCGCCCATTTGCCATTGCCGCCAAAGGCCAGCTTGCCCGCCCAATAATATTCGCGGGTGTTGGCGTTGATCTGGCGAAACAGGCTGGGGACGATGGGCGCGTTAATCGCCGTATCGCTGGTGTAGATATGGATCTGGGGCTGGCCGAAAGTGCCCGCTGTTTCGGCATAAAGCCGGAAGCGGAATACTGCGAACTCGCCAGCGGCAAGGGGCCGCGCCTCATAGCCGCCATAGGTGACGGTGCTGTTGGCTGCACCGCGAATGCCGCGAGTGAAACCGGCGGCCAGCAGATCGGCATCGGTGAGGTCTGCAGGCGCGGCGCCAGGGAAGATAAAGGCGGCGTTATCGACTTCGCGCCCATAGGCGAATTGGTTGGGCACGGCCCCACCGGGCAGATCGCCGCCCATGGTGGCATCGCGCGTGTCGATCAGGCGGCCATTGCGGCTGACAGCCAACACCACCTGATTATGGGTATCGCGCAGGGGCAGGGCGGTGTCGTCCACCTCGATGATGGCGTCTTCAAGGCTGGCACCAGCAGCAAAGGCGGCTTTGTCGAAAATGTGGCGGCGGATGTTGTTGCCGGTGCTGCCCGCGCTGGCGACATAAGCCGCGCCAGAGCTGGGCCCATAATAGGTGCCATAGCCATTCGATTCATAGCCGAGGACATAGAAGCCGGGGATGTAGAGGGTGCCGCTGTCAAAGATGGGCGGGGAGGCAAAGGCCACCCAGTTTTGCGCAAATTCGGGCGCGACTTTCCAGCCGCTGTTGGTCAGGTCGCCAGCATCGAGCGTGAACCAGAGCGGGCGATAATTGCCGCCGCCTTCATCGACCGCCTGCACCACCTTGACCAGCATTCCGGTAGAGCGTTCGGAAAGGGGGATGCTTGCGCGGTCGCCATAGGTGGTGACCTTGCGGAATGACTTTCGCGCGTCCAGAGCGGCGTCTTCGGCTCTAATAGCGGCAGCCACCGCAACGGCAGACGACGCACCAAGCGAGAGAACAATTGGCCGCTTTGGATCGGTGAAATCAATGGTAATGGCCATCAGATTGTAACCCCGGGTTTTACAATGAACGCCCCTTCAGCCAAAATACTGTTGGGCCCGAATGCTGGTGAGCGACGGATGTCATAAACCAAGCGCAATGGTTGGGCGGGATCATCGGCCGCATATGGCAAAGCAGCGAGCGTGCCGGCGTTGATTTGGATTCGCACCAGAGTGCCACCCACCACTTCGCCGGTTTCAGGATGCACCCAGTCAGAATGATAAGTTGCCACGATGCCATCATCGCCAGGCGCAGCATTCGTGAGATTGATCAGCGGCGATCCTACCGATCCTGCCGAAGGCCGAACGTGCATCCGAAAGGTGTCGCTCGAATAATCGACGCCGAGCAGCTCAAAGTCGGCATCGCCGTTTGTGCCGCCAAACGCAGCATGGCGCGGCGAAACCAAATCTTGGCTCACTGTCACGGGAAACTCCTGAGGTTCAAAGGGGGCTGTAAAAAAGAGTAGCTGGACTTATCCAATCAGCGCCGATCAATAGGCTCTCTGCCACCACCTGTGGCAGGCGCGCCGCCAGACGCGGGGGTGGTGATCGAGCCCAACGTGTGCCGCGCCGGATAGGTTGTGCTGTTGCCGGCAAGGCTGGCATCGGTTGTGGCCTGCATGGTGACAGCGCCACCGGCGCGGGGCGCGTCGTCATAATAAACGTAATAGAGCGTGCTGTAGGCCAGCCCGGTGATGACGCTGCCCGAAACGCTCACCGCCTTGTCTGAATAGTTGCGGGTGTGGCTGCCAACCGTGATGCTGGTTGTGGTGCTGCCAGCGGTTGCCGTCAAAACGCCCGTGGTGGGCGAAGTGCTGGATGATTGGATCAGCTGCTGCAAATAGCCAGGCGGATAGGCATCGCCCGCCGCCACCGGCCCAAAGATCGCCCGAGGCCCCAGCCGCCCGCGCACGCGATAGCGCACGCCCACCTGATATTGGGTGGAAGGCGTCACGCTGGTGATTTCCTTCACCGTGATGGCGGGCGATTCAAGGCTTGCCCCCATCCAGCCATCGCCCGCCGCCATGCCGCCGCTATAAACCCGATAATCCACGGCCACCGCATCGGCATTGAGATTGGTGACCGCGCCAGACAGCACCAGCGCGGGCACCGATGCGCCATTATCCGTCAGCGCAGTGCCTGCCAGCGCCCAATCGCCCGTGGGCGCGGCAATGGTATCGGAATAGCTGATGCTGGCCGTGGGCGGGGCCACGCCGGTCTGCCCCAGGGCAAAGGCGTGCTTACCATCGGTCTCGCTTTTCATCGTCAGCGTCACTGCGCCGGTCTGCGCATCGATGCTGCGGCCCGTGATCAGCGCCTTCACCGAAAAGCCCGGCTCGGGCTCAAACATCACGCAATCGCCGATTCGGTAATTCAGCCACTTGGGCTTTAGCGGGGCTGAAAATGGCCCCAGCTCACGCGCCTCGCAGATGTCATAGGTGGCGAGCTGGGCCACTTGGTCAACATCCTGCACCAGCGGATAGGTCACTTCCTTGGTGCGCTCATCGCCATCCATGGCTTCCCATGCGGCCACAGAGATGCGCTGCGCCGGCACGATTTCCCAATCATGCGCCTCGCTGCGATAAAGCGGCACAATGGCATTGATGCGGGCGCGGCGGCGCTGCGTGCCCGCCATCTCGAAAGATCCGGTGATGTCTTCATGCGTGATCGTGGCCAGCGCCACACGGGGCGCACGATTGATGCAGGAAATCAGGCCCCGCGGCTTCGTCGGATAGGAACCGCCCGCCTGCAGAATGGCCTTCAGCGTGTTCCACGGCGTATCGGGCCTCGTGTAAACCTGCCCGCCCACCTTCCAGCCGCGCGCCTCATCCAGATTAGCCCCTTCGACAAAGGCGGCGACATCGATCAGCGACAAAGCCGCACCAATGCCCGCCACGCGAATGCCATTCTGCCAGCGGCCGATCAGCCATGTGAGGCCGTGCAGATGCGGCGTTTCGCTGTAAACATAGGTGCTTTCGTCCAGAGCGCGGCATGGTCCCGATCCGCCCGGATAGGTGCTATCAAGGCGCGGATCGTAAACCTTCACGCCCTCGATGATCCAGCCGGGCTGCGGCAGGCCAGCCAGATTTTTCTCCGATTTGGAATTGGTGCAAAAGGTGTTGAACACAGCGGCAAGGCCAGAAAGCTTGTGCGCGCCGGTCCATCCCGAATAGCCCTCATTCACGCCCGGGGCCCAGCTTTCAGGGCATGCGCCGAGCGTGCGGTGCTCCCAAATGAAGCCTGAATAATCATTGGTGGCCTGCGCGGCATAAGGCGTGGCCAGCGGATCACGATCCCACGTCATCGTGGTTTTGTTCATATAGGTGGTTTCAAAGGCATTGATCGGGCCAAGCGACAGCACCGTGACCACGCCCAAGAACATATTGTGATCGCCCTTCAGCACCTTGGCCACAATATTGCCGCCCACCAGCGTGCGCCCCATCACATAGGGGATGCCCGCAAGGGGGTCGGCCTTCCATTTGTTTTGGGAGCCTCCATCCGATAACTTGGGCTGCGTGGGAAACAGCGCATTGCCCAGAGCATTGCCCGCCGCCGCGCCAAGGCCTGCGCCGATGCTCATACCGATGGCCGCGCCCACAGGCCCGCCCAGCGCCGCGCCGATCACAAAGCCCGCGGCTGCGCCCACCACCGTGCCCACGATGGTGATCACCGTTCTTGCTACGCCCGACATTTATTCACCCTCTGCAGGCGCAACGCGCCACGCGGCCACATATTCGTGCGGCTGCATCACCAGCACGCCCTCGCGCCCATCATCACACCAGCCAATCACCCGCCCATTGCCCACCGCCACAGTCAGCGCGGCCAGCCCATCGATGGCCGAGGGCAGCTCGATAATATCGCCCACCAGCGCCGCCGCCGGCGCAATCCGCTCAAAACCAAAGCTGTCCAGCGCATCGGGCAGGCAGGCATAGCCAGCCTTGGCCAGCGCGGCCTTGGCAGCCTTCACCGATCGATAAGAACCCGCAGGCGGCAACACCACCTTATGCCCAAGGCGGCGCAGATGGCTGGCCACCATGCGCACGCAATCGGCATGGCCCAGCCGCAGCTTTTTCCCGCCCCACTCGTGCAGCGTGGCCTGGGCCGCATCGCGGCGGCGGATCAGCGGGGAATCGCACACCAGATCGGCGAAGGGGTCAAAATAGGTTTTCATGTGCGGCTGTAGGTCGAAGAAAAGCCGGGCAGATTGCTGCGCACCTGCACCGAGCTGGTGTTAGCCTCTTGCCCCCATGGCACAGGCACTTCCACGCCCGTGACGAAATCAAGGCCCAGCTCGCCCGCCCAAATGGATTTGTGGAATGGGGCAGACAAGCGGCGGCCCTCTTCCAGCGCGAAAAGCCGCTCGGCCCAACTGCTCACCCGCAGCGACACGCGCCGGTCATTGGCGCGAAATTGCACCGTGGGCACATCCATTTCGCCATGGAACAGCACATAGGGCTCGCCGATCAGCGCGCCGGTGGCCATATTCAGCACGCCGATCATGATCTGCACTTCGCTGCCCTGATTGGCCGGATCCAGCATAGTGGAAAGCGCCAGATCGCCCGAGGGGATCATGGATAGCGTCACCACGGGAGAATTATCATCCACCGCCTCGGCAAGGCCAGAAATGCTGTCCAGCACGCCCCAATCGCCATCGCGGCCCGCATATTTGTGGCCGCCGATAAACACTTCTGCCGCGCCATCCAGCAGGCGCACAGTGCCGCCGGGCAGCGCAATCGAAACCGCGCCAAAGATCAGCGCCCGCGTTTCATCCAGCGCGGCGGCGGTGGCGGGTGCCAATTCAGCCATTATGCGTCTTCCGTGATGGTGATGGCGCCAAAGGTGTAATAATTGCCCGCAAGCCGATCCCACGCCACTTCATTGCCAGAGATCGAACCTTGGATTTTGGGCGCGGCGAATTCGCACACATCGCCATCATCCATCGCGGCGCGCAGCATGGGGAAGATAGGCAGCGCCATCTCGCCCGCGCCATCGGCAATCATGGTGATTGCGGCAAAATGCAAATAGCGCCGGCCATTATGCACGATGCTGAAAGGCTGGCCCTCACGCACCGCATAGCCCGCGCGAAAGCCGCGCAGGGGCAGGGTGCTGCCCAGCACATCCGATCCATCCACCACGGGCGCGCCGGGCATGCCAATGGCGAAATCATCCAGCGTGAAGGGGAAAATCGCGCCATAGAGCTTGGCTTGGCGCAGGCGGGATGACCAGATGCGGCCATCAGGCTCGGGCCGCATATTGGGCAGCGTGAAATCCAGCGCGTGGCGCGTGCCCAGCCGCAGCAGGGTTTGCACCTCGCCGCCCAGCATGGGCTTCAGCTGGCCGCCATAATCGATCATGCGCGGCTTATCCGCCTTCACGCCTGGGCGCGATGGCAGAAGGATGGGGTCTGTCATGGATCGAAAAACCTTTAAGGAATGCGCTGCTCGGCGGCGGCGAAAATATTGCGCTGCGCCTCGGCAGGGGCGGCGATCATCACGGCGGCGGAATTGCGGGATGCGATGGCGTTCATCTGTTGCAGCAGATCATCGGTCACCACCGCGCCGCGCATGTCGAAATAATTGGCACCCGCGCCCGCAGCATTGAGCGAACGGAATGATGGGATGCGCGGGGCCACCAGCCCGCCGCTGGAAAAGCCGCGCAGGGTGCCCTTGTTCATCGCATCGAGGATGGGCCAGAATTTCTGCGTGGCGCGGGCGTTCATGATCGCCTCGCCATTGGAAACCATGATGGGATCCTTGCCGCCCACCAGCGCCAGAATGCTGTCAGACGTGCCCGTGCCCGGGCCGATGATGCGCCCGCCGCTGGCATAGCCATCCACCTTGCCGCCCGTGGCCAGCTTGGGCATGCCGGAAATATCGATGCCCAGCGCCTTCATAATCAGCTTTTGGATGGCAATGCGCACCAGATCGGCAATGATCGAATTGGCCATTTTCTTGAACGCGCCTTTGACGCTCTCCGTGCCGTTCACCAAGCCCAAAAGGCCGTTTTGCATCTGGTCCAGCCCGTTCACGGCCACGCCTTCCAGCGCGCTCTTCATGTCATCCGTGGCGGCATGCAGGCGGTTGCGATAGGCCTCCATCGGGCCTGCGGTCTGCTGCAGGATCTGGTTGGTCCGCGCCTGATGCTCGGCGTCAATTTGGTCCAACTGGCCCTGCGCCGCCGCCTTGTCGCCGGGCGAGGACATGGGATCAGTCAAAGTCTTTTGCGCCAGCAGGCGGGCGCGCTGCTCTTCCAGATCGAGCAGGCGCAATTGGATATCGCGGCGCGCCGTCTGCGTGAGGGCCATGCCATCTTCGATCTTGGCCAGCGCGATTTTCTGATCAAGGTCGCGGGTTTGCCCTGCGGTGTAATCGGCCACATCGCGCGAGGCCTGCCCCAAATCGACATTGCGATTCTTCGCCGCTTCGGTTTTGTTGGCCAGGTCGATAAGATGCTGGGCCTCGGCGGCGCTGATCTTCTTGGCCGACAGATCATTGGCGATCTTGCGGCGCGTGGCATCGGCCTCGGCCTTGATGTCTTCCTTCAGCAGGGCATCGCGCTGATCTTCGCTATCGGCGGTTTTGCCCATGGCTTCGAGCAGCTTGTGGCGCGCAGCGCGCTCGGTCTCGGCATAGGCGGAATCCTCGCCCAACACCTTCAGACGCGCCGCCTCGGCCCGCTTGGCCACCGTTCCAGCACTGGGGCCGGATTTCGTTGCATCGATAGCTTGCCGCTCTAACGCTGCTCGCTGCCGCACAAATTCCTGCGGATCGCCGCCAAACTTTCCATATTTGTCGTTGAGGCTTGCTTCCGCATTCTCGATCCTCTGGCGCGCCGCCTCTTTTGGATCAGCAATAGCTTTGGCTTTGAGTATCAGATTGGGAATCTGCGCCTTGCGCTCTGTGGTTTGCGCATCCATCAGCGCTGTCTGCGCATCGGCCAACGCCTTATCGGCAGCCTTCAGGCCCGCCTCGGCATTGCGAATGGCTGCATCGCGGCTTGCGCGCCCAGCTTCGCCATTGCCTGGCATGGCATAGGCGTCAGAAACAGCGCGATCGGCAGCTGCACGCGCACGCTGCGCCCCGCCCAGATTGCCCTTGGCCACTTCAACGCCTTGACCAGCCTCGGCAGCCTTAATCGAATTCAGCTTCTGGCGCGTGGAAAGCTCATGATCCAGCTCGCTATTCAGCCGCTTTTGCTTGGCGATGGATCCTTCCAGCGTGCTGTCATAGATCCGCTGCGCCGCTTCGGAAAGCTGGGTGGCCTTGGCCTGCTCCTGCAGCTTCTTAACCGCTTCGCCCAGCCGATCATGGAAGATTTCCATATTGGCGATCAGCGGCAGCAGCACCGTAACAGCCGCCGTGATCCCCATGCCCCAGCCAGAGCCGAGGAACTTGATCAGCTTGTTGCCGCCGCCTTCCATCATCTGGAAGGCCTGCACCACTTGGCTGCCCTGCTGCGCAAAGATCATCATCGGCGGCATGCCGGATGCAAAGCCGGTGGCGATGTCGTTCAACTGAAATGACAGGGTTTTCATCGCATTGCTGTTTTGCGCGGAAACGGTGCTCACCGTCTGGTGACCCTTGGCCGCGCCCAGCAACTCGATCTGCAGCCGATCCAGCGCGCCAGCCTCGGCGGCCAATTGCGTCAGGCGCGCCGCTGCAGCGTTTTTCGTGTCCTGAATCGCAGCCAGATATTGGCGCTCGGCGGCGGTCAACTCGCGCTCATCGCCTAGCATGGCGCGGGTGGCGGCCTGCAACTGCTCGATGGCCACCAGCTTCTGCCGCTGCGCATCCACAGCATCCCGCGCCGCAGCCGCGCCCAGATCGCCACCTTGGCCGGAATTGGCCTTGGCAAGGCTGCTGGCCAGCCTATCCACTTCCTTGGCCATATCCTTCGAAGAATTGCGCACCTTGGAAATGGCGTCATCAGCGCCCGCCGCCCATGGCCCAAATTTCGCGCCTGCCTTACCCAGCGCCGATTCGAGGCGATCAGCCATCGCATCACCGGCTGCACCGACATTGCCCAGCAGTGCTGCGGCACGCGCAGCCTCATCTTTAAGGCGCTCAGTCGCTACGCTGACTTCAACGACAAGAGGCTTGGCCACGATTAAAGCTCCAAGAAAAAACCCCGCCGATTGGGCGGGGCGTTACGATTTACGGCAATGGAAGCGCTCAAAGCCTTCCCATGCGGCCCAGAATTCATGCGGGGTTGCGGCCCAGAATTGCGCGGGGGGCCAGCCCATGATGCCGGTGGCCATGGAGATCAGGCGGCGACGTTCGGGGCGGGTGTCTTCTACCCCGTCGCCTTCGTCGCCGCTTTGACTTCCCCCATGGCGGTGTATCCACCCGTGGCGGCCAAGGCCAGCATGCTGCCCACTGCCTGAAGCGCGCCTGCAAAGCCTTCGGGCGAATCGAGGATCAGCTCGGCAATGCGGCCCGACTGCGCGCCGCTGGCATCGCGGTTTTGCGTGGCGCGGCCCCATGCGCGGATGCTTTCGGTGGCGATCTGCACCACTTCGCCCAGCGTGAGGCGGCGGGCCACAGCTTCCTCGGCCAGCACCATCAGGCCCTTGCCCGTGCTGGCTTCAAAGGCGGTGATCGCCTCAAACGTGGGCCGCAGCACCATTTCCACGCCATCAAGCGTAATGGCGATTTCGCCGCGATCCTCGATAGCGGGAGCGCTGGGGGCCGAGGCGGCGGCGGGTAGGGCCTTGCGGGCGCGCGTCATGCTTTGCCGCCCTTGGCCGGTGTCGCTGCAGGCGCTGGGGCAGTCAGCGCGGCGAGCTGATCCCGCACCTGGTCAATCACGCCATAGCGATCATCCTGCTGATCCAGCTCGATCAGCCGCGCCAGATCGGCCACGGCGGGCTTTTCGCCATCGATAAAGGGCAGCAGCGCGGCGGCGATCTGGGCGGGCGAACTGGCCTCGCCCAGATGGCCTGCGATCTCTCCCACGGAAAGGCCCGTGGCCGCCAGCAATTGCGCCGCAGCATCCTGCGGCACCGCCAGCGGCCATTCTTGGCCAAGGATTGCAATCTTGCTCATCTGGGCGATCCTATCAGGCAAGCGTGTCGACAGTGGGCGCAGCGGCCAGCGTCAGCTGCGCCGTGGAGCTGATCACCTCATTCAGATCTTCTTGCTCATCAAGGCTGGCAATGTTCATCAGCCCCTGAAACACGATATCGCCGGTGGAGCCCGCCGAGCCACCCTTGCGGATTTGAAACAGCACCTGCGCGCCCAGCGCGAATTGCGAGGCAAGGCGGGTGTAGCCATTGGCATCGGGCAGGTTGGGCATCATCTCGACATCGATCGTCACCTTCTTGGTGCCCGACATGCCGGTTTCATAGCCGCCCGAATCCTTTGTGGTGGAATCAATCTGGTTGGCGGCGCGGGTGACCTTCAGCTTCGTCTGGCCCTTGATTTCCGCATAGGTTCCCGTGGTGGGGCCATCGATCCACAGGCGATAGTCCGAGCCGAGCAGCTTGGCCATGGTATTACTCCTTCAAATGTTGGTTTCAGTTGGCAGAAAGGGCAATGGCCCGGAAAAAACTGGTGCCCACATAGGTGATCCCGTTCTCATCCAGCGCGGCATTGTCGCCGGAAAAGATGATCTGGAATTGCCATGCGGGCGTGATGATCCTGCGCCGATCCAGCAGGGTGGAAATCTGGCTCATCAGATCGAGCACCGGCTTGCGCTCATCGGCAGAAACTTCGGACAGGATGCTGATCTGCAGCTGCCAATCGGTGTCGTCCTTGGTGGCCAAAGGCTCCCCATCCAGATCGCCGATGGTGACAGTGCTGCCCTCATAATTATCCGGCACATCCTGAAAGACCGATGCGCCATCGATATTCGTAGCCAGCAGATCGTAAACCGCTTGCTCCAGCGCGGCGTGGGGCGTGCCCATCAGGCTTTATCCAGCGTTTGGGC